CAAAGGTTATCGCACGGTCTTCAATGGGCTATGACTGGAATTTCTTGGCCGATGGTGAGACGCTTCTTTTTGGCACCACAGATGAAACTGCTTTCAGCGTTAAGAACATGACTCCTGGTACTGGTATTTCTACTGGTTCCGGCACTTTGTATAAAGGGGCAGTGTTAAGAATGGGGGACGTTATTGAGACAACTATTGTCATTGACGTAACAGGGTTAAACTCTGGTGATGCTGATGGGGATATTATTGGTGTAGCGGCTACTGCAAATTGTCATGTTGGACAAATTACTGCTGCTAAAAATGGAACTCTTTTTGCTGGGTCTATGCAATGTGTAGAAACACCCGCAGGAGGAGAACCTGATGTAGACCTGTTTTCAGCAACAGTAGCTACTGGTACTGAAGAAGCTCTTATTACAGCTTTAAGTGAAACAGCTTTGTTAGCGACTGCTGTAGACTGGACGGGTATTCTAGCCCCTAAAGGGCTTACTGCACTTCCCGCTGCTGACGAGTATTTGTATTTAGTTGCCTCTGGTGGGGTTACAAATGCAACTTACACGGCTGGGAAATTTGTAATTAAGCTTTATGGTTACTAGAGTTCACCATAATACATAATATTGGCGATGTTAACGGCCAGCTTCTATCTAAGCTGGCCACCTAAATAGGGGATGGCTACTGCTAAAAAAATGGAGCTATGGTAAATAAAATAAGTACCAAGGAAAATGTTTCCGATATTCAGGTCGATTTGGCCGTTTATATGGAACGCCTAGACTCTTACATAGCTAGTCAGACTGCACTTAATGATACTCTTAAGGTTAACTTAGACTCTTTGAATTCTGGCCTGGAAGAAATTTCAGACTGGCGGCATAGAGTTTATGGTGCGAAGACCGTTATGATGGCAATGGGCGTTTTAGTAGTTCATACTTCTGCCATTATGGGAAGCCTCTTTGCCCTAATAAATTGGACTAACTAAAACTTAGTAAGGAGTACTATAACTAATGGCTAATGAACGACATAATGATGCACGAGAATGGGAGATAGATTCATCTACTCGTCAATCTGTTCATCCTTACACAAAATATTCCCCCTTTAGAGAGGCAACAGCTACGACAGCAGCAAATCTATTAGCAGTTGCTAGGGGTGAAATTGCCGTTAACTGGGTTACGAACCCTAGAGTAGAGGCGACTGATATTGGCATATTTACGGCTACTGGGTCAGCTATTTCTAGAAGTACTGCCCAAAAGTCTGTTGGGGCAGCATCCCTCCTCACCAATCCAGCGAATTCTGATGCTAGTGAGGGTTTTTATTGGGAGTCTCCTAATATTGGTTTTACAGTACACCCTCAACATATAACGGCTCAATGTGAAGTTAGGGGAGCTTCTGCATCAGGGAGCGTTAAGATACAGATTACTGACGCTTCGGGAACTGAATTGGCTACCTCTGCTGATACTGACTTAACTACTAGCTTTGCCCAGATTACGGCTTCTTATTCAGTGGCAGGAAGTACTACAGCAGCAGCGTATAGAGTGTATGTTGTTAGTGCTGCTCAACATAACATTAATTGGTATACTGATAAGATTATGTTTGAAGTACGGGAAGATACTAATGCCGTGTCTACTTATGTTGATGGCACGTCTGGATTAAATTATGAATGGTCGGGAACGGCTAATGCTTCTACTTCTAGAAAGCGTCCTGCCATGTCTACTATACGTGGTATACAGATTAAGAATGAATCAAGTGACGCGGCTGAAATTGTATATGTAGCTTTTGATGCAACTGCTTCCACTAGTACGGGCATATCTGTATTAGCAGGAGCCACCTATGAATCTAATTTCCCTCTAGATTTTAGGAATAATGTATCTATTATATCTGCTTCAGGCACTCCTACTGTTAGTGGAGTAATCTGGGGAGTTAATGGCTAATGGTTACTCAAACCATTCAAACTCCAGTAGGAACAATTCCAAGCCCCTCTAACTGGACCAACACAGATACAGTTGTCCCTGCTCCAGAAGAACTAACCATGGAAACTTTCGTTGACTCAGATGAAGGTGGTAGTGTTTCATTCCTTGAAAAGGCAACTGATGGACGAACTACGCTTAAAGATATTAAAGGTGCTCTTAATGAATACAAGAGATTATATAAAGCTGGCATTTCAAGTCCAGCTGAACTATTAACATTGTCCAGGGCATACCCCGACAATAAGGTATACACTAACGCCCTATCTAAAATGGGAATTGGTGATGACGACAATCTTGTAGTTGGAGGACCCGCCTCTATTGAATTAGTAGATAGAGAAGGTCATTTGATTACAACTGCTGCTTTAGATAAAGCATTTCAAAAGTACATGGCAAACTTTAGAACTAGGAACGCAATGGTATTGCACTCTGATGTTCAAATAGGTTGGGCATTACCTGCATACATTAGTAAAGGTGGACAAATCTTCAAGTCAGGCACTGATGAAAAAGGATTGTTCTTCATTACTGAATTAAGAAATGATACAAAAATTTCTCAGAAGGTTGCCGAACAAATTCATAATGGCAAACTTAAAAGCTATAGCATTGCAGGAAGTGCTTTAAAAACCCAGACCATTCAAAAGGGACTTCAAGAGGTAATGCAAGTAGATGAACTTGAATTAGCAGAAGTTACTGTGTGTGAGAAGGGAGTTAATCAGGCGGCTTCTTTTGACATCATCAAAGCCGAAGGCGCGACCTCCACTTGTATTGATGGAAGTTGTTTAATTTCAAAAGAGGATTCATGCACCTGTGGTTGCGATGTTTCTCAAGGAGTAGAACTCATGTACAAATCTGATGGGGATATAGATTTCACAAAGTCCTTTATGAATTTTGTTAAAGGTGATAAAGACCTACAAAAGATTGTTAATGTGGAAGGTTCTGAGTATGGAGCATCATTTCCTACTCTAACTAATACGCAAGCCCGACAAGAGGAACATCATAAGCTTTTAGATAAGCTTGGATTTCCAGCCGAGTTGGAACCAGAGTATGCTAGGCATACCCCAGTAATTGAGGAAGACCCTTCTCTTATGGGACATAAACAAGAACCGTGGGTGGTGAATGAAGCTGGGCAAAATTTAGCTGAACGTCATTATGATGACGCATTAACTACGCCTCAACTAGGACAATATACAAAACGTGGCGTAGAGGAAGGAGCAAACTCAACTGAGACTCCTGTATCTGCTCTAACCTCAACCGATTCCTTCAATGACGTTCTCTCAAGAATTGCTGAAGAAAAAGCAATGGAAGTAAAAATTAGAGGGGATGATACTTGGAAGGTTACTAAGTCAGATGATTTCTTTAATTGGATGGAACAGCAAGGGAAGCATATTTATAAAGAGTCTTGCCCCTGTGAACAATGTTTCCAGAAGACTACTGATTATAAAGGAACAAACGAAACACCACTAGATTTTTTAGCCTAAAGGTGGACAATCCATTTGCTGTTGCCACCGCAGCGGCTAAGAAACAAGGGTACAAGAACTTTTCAGATGGAAGTGCAGGCGATGAGAAGCGAGATGAGATAGCGGAAGCTCTAAAAAATTAAGATTCAAGAGAGGTATATAATAACGAATGCCCGCCGCAAAAAAGAACCCACTAACTGGACACATCAGCCTCATCGGGGGATTGATTCCTATAATAGGTATCTTGCTTGGCATGGTCGTTTACGTTATCAATCTAAATTCAACCATTTCCGATAATGCAGAAAAACTTGAAGCAATTACCGCACAGCTAAATAATCCAGCCGTGAAGGTTTTTTTGGAGCCTAATCAATATGGCGAAACAGAAATGAGTAATCGACTGAATGGATTTGAGTACGAACTTTGGGAGCAAATATTTCCAAGAATTGAAGCTATTGAAGAGCAATTACTTCTTATCGATATAGCATTTAACGATTTGTCAGATACAAAATCAGGCACCATCCATTATTTATATGGCATGACGGCTGAGAATGGCGGAGTTCAAGCCAGTCTTAATTCTATCAAAACTCATCTAAGCGTGATGGAAAACGAGATGGAAAACATTATGTCTGACCATGGCTGGTACGCAGATTATATCAGTAAGCTGGATGAACAACTGCTTGATATGGGAATTCGCATCCAAGCCCCGCAAGACACCGGATATGGTGGTGGATATGGGACTTATCGATAATTTAAAAAGCTAAAAACCTCACGGAGAGTAAATAATAATGACTTTACACATTGAACAACGACTCGTTCAACGAATCGATAATCATCCAAATAAAGATTTTGAAAAGGGCCTTGCGGCATACATCACAATTCATGAGACCGCCAATCCTAACGCGGGCAGCTCCGCTCATGCCGCTTATCTTTTTCGTGAAGGTGGAGCACCGTATTCCTGGCATGTTACTGTAGACGATTCCACAACGTCAGAAGGCGACCCAATGGTCTATCAGTCGTTTCCTTGGTCAAGTCAATGCTGGCACGCAGGCGATGGAGCTAATGGCCCAGGTAACACTAGTTCAATTGGAATTGAACTATGCGTTAACAATGATATGGACATTTTTACTGACCGCGTTATGGATACCGGAGCGCAACTAGTTGCACACCTTCGTAGTTTGGGACACGGAAAGCTTGGAATTGTACCACACCAAAATTGGTCAGGTAAGAATTGTCCGACTCGTATTCTTGAGAATAATTTGTGGGACGGCTTTTTGAAAAGAGTGGCTCGATATGAAAAATTAAACACTCTTTCTTCAATTGACACTGAGAAATTAGCAATTGAGACATCTGAGCCAGATGGGATGATGTATGTTCCGCAACCAATGAATCTTTCTCCAATCCAAGTACCGCCACAACAGGTAACACCACAACAGGTAACACCAAAGCAAATGCCGACCGCATTTCAACAGCTACCTACAACACCAGCATTCATCAAACCTAATCGAACTTTAAAGAAAGCAGGCCCGGAAATCGCAGCAACTGGTTCGACCGGAGGCATTTTAGCTTTGCTTAATTCTGTTGGAATAGATGTAGAAATGGAGGTAGTAATTGCGGTCATGATAGCAATTCCGCCGTTATTATTTGCAGCCAGGCGTTTAATACGGGATGCCCTGAGAACAATTAAAGAACTCAGAGATTCTGTTTGATACTGCCAGAGAAGAAGGTAGCTGTGATTGTTCAGAAGACGAAGATGATTTATCATAGAGCTGGAAGAACTAGGAGATATAATGAATATATTTAAGATTTTGAGTTTAGCCACGACGTTTTATACTTTCAACAAAGGTTTGGAGGAAGATGGAAAGGCTGTTGTTGAAGAAGGTGTAGACGTATTAGAAAGTATTGGTGCTGCCCTTAAAGATGGCAAGGTAACTAATGCTGAGAAGAAAGTTATAGTTAAGGAACTTAGGAAGTTCTCTAAAGCTGCTATTGGCGCGATAGACAATCTAGTTATTCCTGACTAAATGAAATTACTTTTGAAGATATTATGCTAGTTTAAGTATAATAGAATATGTCAGTAGAAGCAGGAACACAATTAGTTACTATTACAGAATTAGCGGCTGAAAAGGCACGTGAATTAATGGTTTCTCGTGAACTTCCAGATGGGGCACTACGAGTCTTTGTAGCAGGTGGCGGATGTTCTGGCTATCAGTATGGAATGGGATTGGCACGTTCTGCTGAAGATGATGATATTATTTTAGAAGCAAATGATGTCCGTATAGTCATTGACCCTGAAAGTGCTGTACACCTCGAAGGTGCTGAAATTGACTATGTCGATGACATCATGAAAAGTGGATTTAGTATTCATAATCCAAATGCAACTAAAAGTTGTGCTTGTGGTTCA